AAATATTGTTTGTAGCATTACCAGATGAATATTCAAATCCTCTTGATTTTGCTCTTCCTATTAAATTGATACCTGCGTCTGCACCATTATTAGGAGTACCTCTAACAGCAGTTGCTGTTTTATGTAAAGTAATGTTTTTAAATGATTCTGAATCTCCTGAAACGAAACCAACATCTGGTGAACCATAAACGTTAGTTACGTTTAAGTAATTACCTAAACTAAATCTTGTTTTGAAATTATTTTCTGTATCAAAATCTCTTGTCTTATCAATATCAACAAAAGTTGTACCTATTGTTTCTAATTCATAACCACGAACATATGCTTTACCTGGTCCCATACCAGCAGCTATTTTAGTTGCGTCCCCACCTTGACCTGAAGTATAGATACCTCTATTATCTCCTGATATTAAGTGTTCTCTTAAATCTAAATCAAAATCTCTTAATGCATAATCACCTGACTCATCATATGTTCTACGAGCAAAAGTATCTTCTATTACAGCGTATTGTGTTGTTCTAACTTGATTTTGAATTATACCATTTTTTAATCTTAACAACTCTACAAAGTTTGCGTCTGCTGTTGACGCTAAAGATAGTTTTGATAAAGTTAAAAGTATTTTAAATCTATGAGCACCTGGAGCATTTTGATTTGATGTTCCTTGAGCATTATCATTTAAACTTCCATCTTCATTTGGAGTTACAAAAGATTCTGTAACTAATAATCCAATTCTATATGAAGGTTCGTTTGTATATTTGTCTAGTACTACTGTTTGTTTTGAAACTTCAACGTGATATCCATTAATGTAATAAACTCCTGCTTGAACTTCGGCAGCACTACCTGAATGCGTTGAAGCAACAGTCGCTGTAGCTGCTAAACTATTAATCGTGCAATTTAAAGTTTCTGTATCAGTAAACGCAACTGCTACATTGTCTGTTCCAGTTTTTGTATATTTTACAAATAATGTATCTGGATCAGTTCCATCAGCAATAGATACACCTACAACTTTTGCAATAACGCCTGAAGTTGCACCTGTTAATTCTACTCCGTTATATTCTGATAATGTTGAGTTTGATTTTGCGGAAAGTTTTACTGAAGTGTAATTTAAGTCGTACCCGATTTCTCCAGGTATAACCATAGCACCTTTTTCAAATAGATGGTCACTAACCCTTTCTACTTGGTTTTGTAATTGCGTCTGTGATTGTGTTAACTCTCTCGCCTGTACAGCAAATGCTGGTCTGAATAGAACTCTATGAAATTTTTTATTTTCATTAAAGTCATCAAAATAGGGCGATAAGTTAAAATCTGTTGGACTTGGCATTTAACTCCCCTAAAATTCTATAATCAATTTGATATTTTCGGTTTGGTCAGCAGCTCTAGTGATTGGCGCTCTATTTTCTACATAAACTATTTCACCTGAACCGTGGTCAATTTCCGAACTTGAATATCCGTTTGAAAATGTTTGACTATTAACTGTACCTGTTGTTGTTGCAGGTGTTAAAGTTGCGTTTGTATCTGCACCAGTAATAATATTTGTGCCACTAAATGCTGTCTGATTACCGTTAGTATCTATTCCCTCATCATTGTGTCTTGGTTGAATATAATATAATATTTTATTTGTTGGATCCCACTCTACAACTTTTCCAACTGCACCTGTGCTTGCTTGTGATATTTTTTCGTCAACTGAAAATGTTAAATTACTAGACGCACCAACAACAGCTGTAGTTGCTCTTAATGTTGTAGCAGTAGCAGCAGAACCTCCTGATAATGGGTCTCTTATTAAACTTACTTTTCTAAAATCATTTGCAACAGTTACGTCACCTGAATTTGCTGATTCTGTTCCTTCTAAACTTGTATTCAACATAACAAAAAATCCACCTAACTCTTGTACTGCATTAAATCCGTGTCCACCTTTTGGTTCAATCATACAATCTAATTCTGTAGTGATTAATGCACCACCACCAGCAGCATTTATATCTGCAAGTTTAATATATGCGTAAGTATATCCTGTTCCTGGAGTAGTTACGGTTGCCGCTGTAACTGCACCTGAAGCAATGGTTACTGAACAAACTCCACTTGATCCATCTCCTCGTATTGCAACACCTGTATGTGTTCCATCTGTACCAGCAGAACCCGCTGTTTTAATTTTAATTACATTAATTGCACCATCTACAGCAGCAGCATTAACTGTTCCATTTGTACCAACTGCCATAAAATCTACTGATAAAAATTCTGCTTGTTGAGCAGCAGTTAAAGTGTATATGTATTTCCACTTGTATCCATCAGCAGTTGCTAATATTGTTGTTGATGTTCCTGTAGGTTCTACAGTTGAAGCAACACCGTTATTATTATCTAAACATTTATATACGTTTCTTGCTGTAGTTAAAACGTAAAAAGTTGCGTCATATAAAGTACCTGCACCACTATTTGAAGTTTGTAATGTTGTTGTGCCAGTAATATACTCTCCATAATCGTGTCTGTAATAATCATATACAGTAGCAGTTGTCCAATTTCTTCTAGGAACTACAAAGCCAGCATTTGTACTTGCAACTTTTTTACAAGCAAGCATATCATCATATGTAAAATTTTGTGTATTTTCGTTATCTGGAGGAGTCACAGGTAATACGTCTGTACCTTCATTATTTGTTCTTCCATCTCCTCTTGTAGAAGTCGTAAATGCTTGAGGTCTTCCTATACCTAAATAGAAAGTATTTCCTGACGCTTCAGTAAACGCTTCTTGGAACTGTTCCGAGTTGTGTATTCTGAATTTATTTGTTATAATTGCTGGCATTCTTATTTCCTTTATCTATATTTATACAAGTTTTTTGTATTAGTAATTAGTTCCTATTCCGTGGAGTTGTGTTTCTTTAGTAGTATCTGCCTGGTTCGCCCAAACAGCTTTGTAAATAACTCCTGTGCCACTTGTACAAGTTGTTTCTCCTAAACGGACTTGTTTAACACCAGTACTATAGACTGGAGTAATAGTATCATAACTTGCTGCTTCAGTCCAATTTGAACCATTATCACAACTGAAATATATCTTTAAATCCGTTCCAAGAACTCCTGTTCCAATACCGTCTTTATAAAGCATTGTTCCAGCTACTTTTGTTTTAGCTACATCTACTGTATTAGCTGATTGAATTACTGTTCCTGTTGCTGTTGCTGTTGTACGTTGTTGTGGAGTAAAAGTTGTTCCATCAGGATATCTACAATTATTTGATATTCTCAATTCATCTAAAAAACCGTTAATAACACCATAACTATCAGTATGTGGTGCTTTGCTTATCCATAGTTGACCACCTAAAGCACCAGTCATTAAATGACCACCAGAAGAAGTTGGCATTGAAACAGAATTATCTTGTACACCATCCAAATAAAATCTTATTGTTCCACCATCCCTAGTAACTGCTATATGGTGCCAAGTACTTGTAGAAAGAGCAGTACCACTTACAAAAGTAAAATCATCTGCTGTTGTTGTACTATTTCTATGATAAACACTCAATTGTTGTTTATTACCTGCATTAGGAGTAAGTGTCCAATTAAAAGAACCACCAGTATCGGTAGCATCTGTTTTGGATTGTCCTAATATTTCTATTCTAGTTGAAGGTGTATTAACATTAATATATATCCAAGTTTCAAAAGTAAAATCATTTGTTCCAAAAATCCAACTATCACTATCAGGCATTGATAAAGAGTCATCTGAACCATCAAAGAAAGCAGCAGCACTTCCAAATTTTTTAGTTCCTGTATTTGTAGTAGGTTGATTACGTCTAGTTATTGTTCTATTATGTGAAGAACTATCTGTAAATACTGTTCCAGCATTTGCACCATTCATATGTAATAATGCTAAAGTATTAGCGTCGCTTACAAATTCATCAACAGCTGTTACGTGAGTTGTCATATGACCACTAACTCTATCACAATCAGTTTGTGTTCCTAGATTTGTGTCATCTGAAAACGTATCTATAAAAGTATTCGGCAAATTGAAAGCAGCAGACGATTCGTTTGTTGCTTCTCTTAAAGCCAAAGCTGTTACATCATCTTTAACTGGTTGCACACTTGCACCTAAAGTTATAGGTGTGCCATCTGCATTTACATTGTTAGCTCTATTTCTTGTTCTAATTCCCATTTTATGATCCTAAATATCTTATTACTATTTCTGCACTAGCGGCAGGTGCTGTTATGAAAGTTAATGTTGTTCCAGCATATGTATAATCGTCTGTTGGTACTAAACAAATACCATTTACAAATACTAAAATATTATCTACAGTTCTACTAGCAAGAATTGTAAATCCTGTTGTTGAACCATCACCAACATTTGATTTATCTGTTGTGAAAGGTGTAGCAGCAGCGGCAGCTGTTGGTTCAAATTTTGTAGATGTAGCATTCCAAGCCAATACTTGTCCATCAGCAATTCCTGTTAAACTTACATTTGAAATATCACCAACACTAGAATTTTCTGTAAATATTTCAACCCAACCTGAAGTAGTTGCTATATAAGGTTTAAGTGTTGTTTCATCTAAAGCAGGTGTACCTGAATAAGTAGTTGAATTAGGAAAGGCTGCTAAGTTTGCGTGATTAAATCTTATTGATGATCCTTGCCCATTAATTGTCATATAAGCAGAACCTATTATTGATAAACCACTTACAGTTGAAGCAGTCGTTCCTAATTCAACTGCTGTTATACCAAGAGTTAAATCTTTATTTGCTAAATTTGCATTTGAAATTCCAGCAGTACCACTTAATTCTGAATTTGTAATTCCTGAAGCGGCTACTGTAATTGTATCTCCACTTGTAGTTGTTGATATACCAGAACCACCTGATACTTTTAAAACATCTCCTTGTTCTATGGAAGAAGTTGTTGATGTATCATCTGCAATAGTGAATAAAGAACCTGTAATTACAGGACTTGTAAGAGTTTTATTTGTAAGAGTTTCAAAACCTGCTAACGTAACTATATCACCTGTAGGTGTATTAATAACTGGACTTGTTAATGTTTTATTTGTTAAAGTTTGTGTTGCAATTTCTGAAACTAAAGTTGAGTTACCATCCCTTGGTAATAACATTGTGTTAGTTATACCCGAACTATGAGGTTGTGCTGTTATAGTCTGTCCGTGTGTATTAGCATCACAATTTAATGTAATTTTTCCGTCTAGGGAAGAACCATCACCTCTAATTACTAAATTAGCATTAAAAGGTTGTACCTCCATATTACCACTAGCAGTTGTTGTTATACCAGAAAGAACACCAGCAGTTAAAGTTTTATTTGAAAGGTCTTCTGTACCAGCAAGTGTCGCAAAACTTCCATCTGATAAAGCAGTATTAAAATTTGCTGTCGTTCCTGTAATAGTATTAGTTGCTAAATCAATTGATTTATTTGTAAAAATAGTAGTAGATGTAGTTGTGCCAACTGTAGAGTCAACATCAAAAGTTAAAGTATTACCAACTAAAGTTGTATCAATACCAGCACCACCTGCTAAATTACGTAATCTATTCTGGTCTATAGTAGTACCGTCACCTAAACCAGTATAAATTTCATTAAAGTTATCATTTATAATACCACCACCAATTCGGAGGTTACTACCTGTTCCGTCATTAGCTGAAGCGCCTATATCTATTACTTGTTTTGCCATTTGTTCCTTAAATTACTTTACTATTTATAATGTTATTACGGTGTTGTATCATCAAAAGTTGGACCAGTTTGAGAAAAGTTAGTTACTGTATTACTAAACTCATTATTACTATAATTGATAAATGAAGGAAACGCAAGACTCATTTTAATTTTTTGACCATCAGGATGAGAAGACATTAAGAATACCCCACCTTGACCATCTAAACTAGTCCTTGTTCCAAATACTTTTAAATTACTTAATTGTTCAAACGTATGTCCTGTACCACCAATTGAAGTATTAAATATAGTATTTGCATACTTATTAAGTGTTCCCCATTTTGGTCCAGCATATGCATAACCTGTTTTAACAAATTGACCACCTATCAATGCCCTTGTTCTACTTGTATAATCTATATCTAAACCTGGTCTTGTTAAAGTTACATCTCTTTGATTTGCTTCAAAGTGTTCATATGTTCTTGGATCCACATCAATTGTTCCTGCTTCATTAGCATTTGCTCTTAAAGATGTTCCATCATCTATCGTTCCTAATCTTCTACCAAATATCACCGAGAATAAAGTATTAAGAATTGCAATTAATGGTATTTCAACAGCTGTTCTACCAGAAACAGCACCAACTAATGGTAATCTTCCTCTAGAATCTAGTTGTGAAATAATATCTACTTGACCTGTAAAATAGAATCCTGCTGTATGCATTGTCTTTTTAAAAGCGTCCCGCCATACTGCAATAGAACTAGCAACTTTTAATACATAAGAAAAATCTTGATAGTATCTACTATCTTGTATTTTCATTGTTACTTCAGAAAGTTTACCATCTTCATTAATAAATTTTCCATCTGTATCTGCAATTGAAACTACATTGACATTTGCTGTTGCAACATCAATTTTAGCAATAGTTCCTGACCCACCTGAATCTGCTGATAATGTTTGACCTTCTGTAAATGCACCTGTAATGTCTTTAATTCTTAATACATTTGTATAAGGGTTATATGAAACAATTGTTCCTTGTCCACCTGGAACTGTACAAGATTGTCCTACTGTAAATAAACCACTAGTACCTGTTAATATACAACTGTTATAAAATCCTAATTGTGGAGGACTTGGAGCGTCTTGATATTTTTTTCCTAACTCAATTGTTTTTAATGCAAGAATTCTTCCAATTTCATCACCCCACGCTCTTACACTTCCACCTGCACCACTTGATGATGTTATAGTTACCCTTGGTAAAGAAGTATATCCTGTTCCATTATAAATTAAAAATATTTTTTCAATTGTTCCTGTACCTGTATCTGCTTCTTGCATAATACTATTACCGAAATAATGGTCAGCGGCATTAGTACCATCTTCTAAAACTATTTGGTCAGAATCTTCAGCAGCAATTCCTCCATTAATAACTCTTACAAATCCAGAAGCTTCCCTTCCGTTTGTTCCAGTATTATCAAATACTAATTTATCACCTACTTCATAATTTACTCCTTTATCATCAATCACAACTTCTGATAATCCACCTGAACCAATTTCATCAATATTAAATATAGCACCAATACCACCTGCTGTAACTGCAACACTATCAGACGTAGTATTTAATGAACCATCATTTGTAATTACTTTTGTTCCTGGAATACCAGTTATAGTTGCTTTAATATACCAATCGTCTGTATCAGAAGCAGAACCTTGCATTTGTTCTCCAATTATAAATGTGCCTTGAATAGAATCATTATTTAAAATAAATTCTGTAACTGTATCTGCACCTATTTGATAATTGGTAACATTTTCAACAACTGCATAAGCACCACTATCTGCACCAGTAATTGTTCTTCCAACTAATTCTGTTGTATCGCCTATATCAGCAATAGCTCTTAAAACTTTTAATGTATCATACTTACCATCTGATATTCTTAATATTTGTTCTCTAGGATAAAATGTTGTTGATTCTTCATTGAATAATATTCTAAAAAATATTTCGTGTCCTCTATTCGTTCCTTTTGAACGATAAAGTGATTTAACATTTTTTATAAGACTTCTTTTATTAACTTTATTTGCTAATGTATCTGGTAATGTTGCAAGAAACTCATCTCTAAAATTTGATAAGAAATTACTAATTACATTATCTGGATCTCTAAAGTTAACTAGGTCGGCAATATTATTTACTGGATTAGGTTTATAATTATCTATTGTTGCATATGCATTTGAACTTGACCCTATAATTATTTCACCTGTTATAAATTTACTATTAGCCGATATGAATAAACGTCCACTATCTAAATCTTCTGTTAATAAAACAGCAGTTGCACCAGAAGTTTGTCCTGTAACTGTTTCACCTCTTTCAAATTTTCCATATTCAGTACCAGAATAAACTTCAAAAATAATTTTATCACCTGCGTCAAGTGGTGTTCTTGCACTACCTAAAGCACTTGCATTTAAAACTAAATTATTTGCTTGGTCTGTTTCTGTTTCTAATAAGATACCTTCTGTAGATTTAACAGAAGTTACTGATAACTCAGCGGACTCTAGTAATTGGTAATAGACTTTAAGAAATTCAGCAAACTTTGGATGTTCAGTAACTACGAATTCAGGTAGTTGACCAGAAAGTATTGTAGAAATCTTATCATTAAATTTTGCCATTTGTCATTAATAACTGGAAGTAGTTGTGTATCCCACACCTGCCTCAGCACTTCCTCCTACAAAACTATCAGCAGTAACCGTTATAGTTGAATTTGCAATATCCATTTCAACAATTTGGTCTCTAACTGGAACAACATCATTAGAACTTGGTGTTACTGTTAATTCAACTACTGTTGAAGTTGTGCCTCTAATATTTGATATACTAGCAATGTTTAATGAATTAATTATTATTGCACCTGTGCCATAATCAATAGTACCTTGTGTTGAATTTAAATAAGATTTTACTCCACTTGACAAATAATATAATCTTACATTACCTGCGCCATCATCATCAAAAAAGCATTCGTTATCATTACCATCAATTTTAAATCCAGATGAACTTAATATTCCACCTGTACTTGCCATATGTCCAGAGTGTGGATTATATAATGCATTTCTAAAATAGATACTATATTTTGAAGATGTTAAAAGTATCGGTTGGAAAGATTTTCTTATTTTAACAGTTGTGATGTTTGATAAAATACTATCATCTGCACTATCAATCAAACCTGTAACTTTTGAAAATCTGAATACTGAATCAAACTTTTGTAAAGTAGAAGCATTATAAGTTATTAACTTATTAATAACATCTGCCTTTATAGTATCAGAAGTTTTTGCTGTTGCCTTTGCGTCAAACTTAACATTTGAAGTAATTAATACAGAAGTTGTTTCTGGATCTTTTATAATTGGTCTTACTGAAGCAACGTTATAAGGTTTTAATTGAGTTACTATATCTGCTTTTGATGTATCTGATAATACTGTTCCTGATTTTGCTTTAATTGAAATATTTACAACACCGTAAGTTGGAGTTTCATCATCTTCTCCACCCCAAGCACTTACTGATAATGCATTTGGATAAATTGATTTAACTATAGTTTCATAATCAGTTGCTGTAACTGCTCTATCTTGAGCACCATATTGTAAAGGTGCATTAAATTTTATTGACTCATTTGATTCTCCAATTGCACCACCTGAAGAATTTGATTCAGTTGTTATAGTTACGTTTGTAAATCCACCAACATTTCCTGATAAATTAAATTTTGAAGCACCGTTTGAATTTATTGTATTAGTTACAATATATTCCATTATTACAATATTACCATCTTCTAATTTTCTACCTGTTACACCATCACCAAAATAAATTTCATACTTATTACTTACACCTTCTTGTATAAAATATACTTTTGAAATACTTGATACATCATTATAACCACCCGCTACTGTATAAACCTTTTGTGCTGTATCTGTTCCACTAGTTTGAACAATAACTTTTAAAGTTGAAGTATCTGCTAAAACACTAGGTATAACAAATTTCTGGTCAGTATCATTTGTGTCATATGTATATTTAAATGTAACCAATGTTCCTTCATAAAGAGGCACATTTTCAAATTTATAAACTCCATTTACTGGTGAAATTGTTATATCTTCATTAGTCACGTATTGATAATCAACTGTATCAACTGTAGTTGTGAAAACTGTTCCCTTCTGCATTGTAACAGACGAACCTGTTGCGCCATTAACAAGAATATCAATAGACGCTCTTGGTGCTCTAGGAGATGTAGGAGTATATCCTAACATCTTTGCTAATGAAACAATATTTTTTCTTATGTCTGCACTATCCAAAAACATTTCATTAGTTGACATATTAGCAATGTATGACAAGTAGTGAGTGTTATATGATAGTACATCTAATAGAATAGATAAACTAGACCCTTCAAAATCATAGTCTTGAAATTGAGTTTGACTTTGTAAAAATGTTTTTAAATTTGCTTTAATTAAATCAAAATCTAATTCTGATATTTGTAATTTATGTTGTGACATCTTATTATACTCGTTCTACTTTTATTTTTTTATTGAAAGAAGGAAATGTAATGCTTGGATCCATATGATGTTCTTTTCGTGGTCTTGTTTTATCACCATAACCTACACCCATTAACAAAAATACATCTTCACCTAATATACTTTTAACTTTATCTCCATCAAAACACTGGCAACAACCTGATTCATATCCTAAAAGATTAGCAGTAAGAGTTAAATATCCAGCAGCAATTCCAATTGCACGATTTTCATCCGTCTTTCCGTCTTCAGAATTTCTTTCTTCTTCTATGCCAAGTTCATTCTCTTTATCCGTTCTGGCTTCCATATTATCATCTCTATCTTTTGCAAAAACAAATAATGTATTTGCTAATACTTGAGGATTAGTAATTGTTAAATAATTACCATCTTTGTCCTTTTGCAAACGATATGTAAAACCATCTGTAGCATTATGTATTGCTTCAATCTTATTACGGTCTTGTGTATATAGAACTTTATAAAATACACGGTTTTGTTTAGATGAACATTGTGTCACCGCCTGTTCCATCGTTTTAATATCTTTATCTGGAATTTGTTTAGATAAATCCCAATTCCTATTACATTGCTGTGATTTTGCAATTGTTCTTTCTAAAAATTTATTATATTCACTCATAATCTTCTTATCTTAACCTTTGTAAACTTATTGCTGTTTCTTGTGGTTCTGGTACACCTATAATATTAAAATATATGGTTACATCTAATCTATTCTCATCAGCATTACCACTAACTCTTGCACCTTTTTCAAAATCATCTCCATTTATCATAATACCAGTTAACTCAATTCTAGGTTCATTATTAATTAAACACTCTTCTATTTTTCTTTTTAAATAGACATTCAATACTGGAGAATAATTTTCAAAAAGCAATCCCCTTACACCACAACCTAATTCTGGATGGAAAGGTCTTTCATAGAAATTTGTTTGTATTAAATTTTTAACAGACCTCTTTATTGCTATTGCGTCTTCAACCACATTAACGTCATTAGTAACTGGATTTCTACCAAAGTCTAAATCTATATCTTTAAATTTCCTAGATGTTCTAGTACTAGTACTTTTAACGTGTTTTGTATAATCATCTAAAAATGCTGAATTGCTTTGTGCCATAACTGTAATATTTATACAGTTTAACCCGCTCTTACAGTAGTAGAACCTTTAATTAATTGTCCTGCGTCTGCGCTATCACCAATTCGTGATACAGGTAATCCTACAACTCTAACTGTAGAACTTCCTACATTAACCATCATCACGTGTGCTGGACAAAAAGGTGGTGGTGGTGCTGGGTGTACTACAGTTTTATCTGTTTTTCTTGCTATAACAATATTATTTGCTCTTACAGTAGATTGTGTTGGAGTATCTAACGTAGTTACTCCAGCACAAGTGTGTCCTGTTGTTAATTGGTCGCCTTTTCTACTGATACCTGGCATTGCTTTATGCTAATATCCAAATTAGAACTACTAATATTAAAACGTATACTGGAACTTTAGTTTCAGTTAACCATTTTTTTGCGTCTTTTAAATATTCTATCATTTTACCTCTATTTTACCTCCAGCAGACTCAATATCTGCCTTAATTTTATCTGCCTCATCTTTTGCTTGGTCTTCGGCAATAATTGAAGGACAACCTTCTACAAAATTCTTTGCTTCAAGTAGTCCCATATCTTTAAAAGCTCTAATTGCTTTAATTACACTAATTTTTTTATCAGGATCAAAACCTGTTAGTGTAATTTTGAATAAAGACTCTTCTTTTACTTCTTCAACTGGTGCAGGTGTACTCATTATAGCATTTAAATCTAAACCCCAAGTCTTTTCTAGTTTTTTTGCTAATTCACCCGCTTCAATAACTGTTAATTTACCCAATTGTTCTACTAACGTATCAATATTACTCATAATTTACTTTCCTATCTTATCTTTTCTACCTATAGGTAGTTTTTGCCACTTGGTCATCTCTTGACCTTTCTTACTTATCCACTCAATAAAGATTAATGGCGTTTTTACTTTATTTTGAAAAGATTTAACTGCCTTTTTCCAACTCGTAGCAGATATTTCTTGATTTATTTCTTTATTATCTGTAAACTTAAACTTTTTTTCTTTTGACATTCTGTTTATTCCTTTTCACACTACATTTTTTATCATCACATCTACAATATTTACAGATTTCCAATTTTCTTGCTTCCATCATTTCATACTTTGGCTTTCCGCAATGGGATTCTCTCCCACAATTGTTGCAATAAGTCATAATATAGTATTTATACTAAAAATCACACAGGTAAACTGCTTCCCGATTCGGAAATTTGTCTATGTCATAGGAAAATCTGCAATTATGAACGTTTCCACAAGAAACTAGAACAAAAAGCGAACACACAACTAAAAAAACCTTGATTTTTCTCATTTTTTTTGAATTTTTCCCTTGACTTACCTAAATTTTTAGTGTATATTTAACGTATAAGTTGAATAGGAGA